AGGGTATGACCCTAATGATGAACTTCCTTACACGCAAGAAAATGCAGAGCTTTTAATGAAAAATTCAAACGTATTTGATACGTGGGTTACTGAAACAGTAGGTGATCTTGAAAATTTTATTGGGAGCAAGTAGAGAAACTTCAATCTTTACTTAAGCGTTATGTACAAGAAGGAGACAGTAACTTCAATGTAGAGAAGTACTTGCTCCTGTGCGAACAATTAGGCGAAACTCCAGATCCTGCCAAAATGCCGCTCGGGCCTTCTGACTTTCCAGAAGAGGTTCAAGTGGCATTTTTTATGTTCAGCCTTCTTCCAGATCATTGGGAAGGAATGAGTGGAACATATATGGGAAAATATTGGGATGGAATAGATTACTTTTTTAAACTATATGAAGTAGAAAATCCTAGAATAATACTATACTTTATGAAACTTTATGAAAATCAAATAGTTTCTTATAGAGCAGAAAAAGCAGAGCAAAAACGTAAAGCAGACGAAAGAAAGTCAAAAAGCGGTGGAAAAAATTACACCCATAATGTGAAAGGCTGATGGCAAAGAAAATTCAAATTGATATTGAAGTTAATGGCAAGATGCAAAAAGCAACAGTATCTGCCAAAAAACTTAATGAAGCATTGAAAAATACAGAAACTTCTGCGCACAGTGCTGATCGTAGATTAAAAGGCGCCTCTCAGCAATCTGCAAACACCACGAAAAATTTTAGTAAAATGGCACAAGGAATTAGTGGCGGTCTTGTCCCTGCATATGCAACTCTTGCTGCAAACGTTTTTGCTTTATCTGCGGCTTATAATTTTTTAAAGAGAGCAGGAGATTTAGCAGCGTTAAGACAAGCACAAACTGAATATGCATATTCTACAGGTCAATCCATGAAACTATTGACTTCTCGTATTCAAGAAGCAACAGGAGGACTACTAACTTTTGAAGAAGCTGCACAAGCTGGTGCTATCGGAACTGCGGCAGGATTATCTTCTGATCAGTTAGAAGGTTTAGCTACTGTTGCGAAAAAAGCATCTGCTGCTCTAGGAAGAGATTTAACAGATTCTTTTAACCGATTAACAAGAGGTGCGATAAAAGCAGAGCCTGAACTACTTGACGAATTAGGTATTATAATTCGTTTAAATGATGTAACAGAAACTTATAAAAGACGTTTAAAAATTACGGGACGAGAGTTAAATACTTTTGAAAAAAGCCAAGCAGTAGTTAATGCTGTTCTTGAACAAGGCCAAGAAAAATTCGAAGATATTGGTGATGCACAGAATGACATTGCAAAACTAGGAAAAGCTACAGATGACCTAGTAAAAACTATTCAAACTGGAATAGTGCCAGTAGCTACTTTTATAGCAGAAGTATTTTCAAAAAATATACTAGCTCTAGGAGCTGCAGCAACTGTAATGGGAGTTCAACTTATTAAAGCAATAGCTCCTGCAGCTCCTGCATTAGGAAACTTAGGTAAAGCGGCAGAAGACGCACGAAAAAGAATGAAAAAAATAGCAGGTCCTTCTGTTATTGGAAAAGAAATAAAGTCAGGTAGTTTTGAAGAAAGACAAATAAGAGCAATTGAAAAGGCGAGTACATCTAAAACTTCAAAAGTAATTAATCTTTCTAAAATGGAGCGCGAAGCTATAAAAAGAGACTTAATTCTTATTAAAGCAGACCATGCTCGTACAATGGCAGCAAATACCACAGGATTTACAAAGTATACAGCAGGTGTAAAAGCACAGTTCTATGTACTCGCAGCAGAGCATGGAAAGTTAATGGGAGGCATGAGACTTGGAGTAGCGGGGTTAGCTAGCTTTGCTTCTAAAGCTATGAATGCAGTTGCTATTCTTGGAGTAATTACTCTTGCAATTAGTTTAGCAAAAGAACTTATGAATTTGTTAAAATCAGACGAATTAAGAGATTTAGAACGAAGAGCAGGAATATTAGAAGGCAGATTTGCAGAGCAAAATCAAGAAGTTTCAGACTTAATAAAAAATTTAAAAGATGCAAAAACTCCTATGGAGCAATTAGTTCAAACTGCAAACTTATTGGGAAATATATCTTTTTCTGGAGTAGACGGATTAGAGTTTCAAACAGTAGGCGGAAAAGAGACTAAGCAGAGACGAGATGGAACCGCAGGACTAGCAATATTCTCAGACCGCCAAAAAGATTTACTAAAAGAAAATGAAGTTCTAGCAGAAGTTCTTCCTGGTTTAATAAAAAGTTTAGAGCTCAAAGAAGAAGTTTTACAACGAGCAGGGATAAATACAACCAATCTCGGAAAAGAAATAAACACTCTAAAAGATAATTTATCAGTTTTAGAGGGAGGATTAGGGGCGGCCAATGAAGGACAAATTGCGTACGATAATGCTGTTCGTGCTACAAATGCTGCCATGACTGAGGGTGTTCGAATTTCAAATGAATTGGGAACCGCTCTTACTAGTCAAGCAAATGCAATAAAAGGTTTAGAATCAGTATATCAAAACTTTTTGGATTTACAAGCAAAGTTTCAAAAACCTCAAAGTAATCTTACTCAAGCATTTGATGTTGTTAATGACCTTCGAGACAAATTACAAACTGCACTGTCTCCCGACCAAATGTCAACTCCTTTATCAGAGTTATTCTCAAAAGCGGATATGGAAAGACTAAACGAGATTTTACAAAAAGATGTTTCCGGTTTAACAGGAACTGATTTAATAGGGACAGATCCAACGGGAAAGGGCGTTTCAATGGCAGGCGACTTAGATATAGTAGCAGGTCAGATTAGAGCCCTGGAACTTGCTCAGTTAACTGATAAACATAATATTGAAAAAGACTATCAAGCAACTCAACGTTCTGGAATACCTTTTTTACAGAAAGAAGGAAAGGAGTTAAAACAAATTGCACTAATAAATAGAAAAATAAAAGATATAGAGGACCTAAAAACAGTAGCTAAACTAATGGGTATTGACATACATTCTACTGTAATGGCAAACATGACGGCAGAACAAAAAGCATTAGAAGAGCAGAAAAAGACGATAGAGTTTAATACGAGCGAAATTGGAGAAGCAGCTCAAAAAATGGGTTCTAGTTTAGAAAATAATATGACTAGCGCTTTTACAAGTATTATAGATGGAACAAAATCAGCAAAAGATGCTTTTGCGGATATGGCAAGAGCAATGCTAGCAGATATGGCGAAACTTATAGCAAAAATGCTTGTACAACGAGCAATCATGGCAATGTTCGGTTTTGAAAATGGCGGAGTAGCTTCAGGAGGATTTGAAGCATTTGGCATGGGAGGCATAGCAAAAGGTGGTATTACTGGATATGCTTCAGGAGGAATTATTAAGCAACCTACAATAGGACTTGTAGGAGAAGGAAAACATAATGAAGCAATTGTTCCTCTTCCCGACGGAAAATCAATTCCTGTAGATATACGGGGTGCGGGACAAAATAATAATGTGACTGTAAATGTAGCAATTGATAGCCAAGGAAATGCTCGTCAAGATGCACAAGCAGATAGTAATCAAGGAGCAACTCTTGGGTCTGCGATTGCAGTTGCAGTGCAAAAAGAATTACAAAATCAAAAACGTGCAGGTGGAATACTTAATCCCATAGGAGTATCATAATGTCTACATTTAGTTTTACTATATCTGCTTCAGATGTAAATACTTTAAAAAATACTTCTGGGCAATCTGCTTTTGAAGCAACTGCAGATAGAGGAATGACTCGCGCAACAACTCATCGTGTTCTTACTGCAAAGTTTGGAGATGGTTACGAACAAAGAGTATTAGATGGCGTAAATACTAAAAATGAATCTTTTAATTTAGCTTTTAATAATCGTACAGCAGAGGATATAAACTTAATCGCTGGTTTCTTTGACAGTAAGGCTGCAAAAAACTTTGACTTTACAGTAACGGATAGATTTAGTGGTGGTAATCTTGCAAATACAACTATGAAAGTTGTGTGTGATACATATAATATAAACTATATTAGAGAAAATTTTCACTCTCTTACTTGTACTTTACGAAGAGTTTATGAGCCATGAGCGATATAATTGATACAGTACAATTACAAGAAACTGATGATGCTTTAATAACTCTTTTTGATATCACTTTGCCATTCGGAACTGTCATTCAGGTTTTTAATGGATTGGATGACGGAAGTAATAATATTTATTTTCCTCAAAAAGAAATAAGCGGCTCTGTGTATCCTTTAAAAGAATATGTAGCAATACCTATAGAAATAGAAGGCATAGAAAGTTCCACGGCTGGGGCATCTAATAGACCTACATTATCTGTAGCAAACATTCCTATACTATCAAGAAGTGTAGTAAATAATAGTGATGGAGTAGATGACGAAAATGATATTTTAGATATACTAATTTCTGAAAATATTC